TATGAAGATTGGATTCATGATAATAATAAAGAGCTTTATGAAAACAAAATAGCTTATGAAGTTTGTTGGAAAGAGAATGAATATTATTATGTAAAACTTTTTGATGAAAGTATTTACACATTGGATGATATAATGCTTGACATCAATGACAACTTAGGGTATAATACACCCCAATTAAACGCCAATCCAAAGGAGGAATAATATGGCAGTATTAGAAGGAAAAGCCTACTGGGCTTCAGTAACTACACCAAACACTACATTTGAGCCTGTGTATACAGTTGATTTAGTAGTGAATGATGATGTTGCAAATGACTTTGAAGCTCGTGGCTTTAGAGTAAAAGACTTATCCATTAAGGATGAGAATGGTGGTGAAACCTCTGTTGGTAGAGCCTTAACAATAAAGAGAAAAGTAAATGGTCCGAATGGCATGGTCAGAAACGCACCTAAACTTTTTGATAAGAACAAACAACCTATGGATGATGTTGTAGGTAATGGTTCTACTGTTAAAGTTCAATACAACGAGTGGGAAACCGATAATAAATATGGTCAGTTCAAAGGTTTGGATTTCCAAGCTATGCAGGTAATTGATTTAGTAGCACTAAAGACTCAAGACGGTGCTGAATTAGACCCATTTGGAGATGGGGAGGAATTTTAATATGATTATAAGTATTAAGAATGATGAAGGCATCGTAAACTATGATGTAAATAATATTAAAGATGAACAACTGCAAAACAATGCTCGTATTACTATCAATAAAGTAGGCACATTGGAAGTTCATTTAGAAGCTTTAAACTTTGCCAGTCAGGCACACAGAAACAATCTTGAAACCCTCTTAAAAGATTGTCCTGAAGCTGTGGTAGAGGTTGAAGAAGAAAGTGTTGATGAGGAAGCTTCGACTGAAGAAGAATAATCAACATAGGTATCTCCAAACTGAAGCCACTCTCGTAAAACAGGGTGGCTTTCTTATTTAAAACGAGGGTAATTATATGCAAGAACAAAGTAAATTCGTAAAGTATCACGTTCCTTGTCACGAATGTGGTAGTAAAGATGCAGTATCTGTAAACGCAGATGGGTCTGCAAAATGTTTTAGTTGTGACAAATTTTATTCAAACTATGAGGGAAAAGTAACGCCAATGACAAACTATATTAAACAACCAACACCTAAACCACATGTAAATGTTCATGGAGGTATCTTTGCAAAGCTTACAGATAGAAATATCTCCAAAGAAACAGCAGAAAAGTATGGTGTTAAAGTTGTATATGATTCTAATGGTCAGTTGGCACAACATCTATATCCTTTTTATATTAATCATGAGCAATGTGCTACAAAGATTAGATATATTAGAGATAAAAACTTTAAGTTCGAGGGTACTATTCAAGACTCTGGACTTTTTGGACAAAACTTATTCAAGGAAGGAGGAAAGTATCTTACGATAGTGGAAGGAGAGTGTGATGCTATGGCTACTTATGAGCTTCTAGGCTCTAAGTGGGCTGTAGTATCCATTAAACGTGGTGCTGCTTCAGCAGTTAAAGACGTAAAAGAAAGCCTTGAGTATGTTGAAAGCTTTGACAATGTTGTGATATGTTTTGACAAAGACAAAGCAGGTATTGAAGCTTCTCAACAGGTAGCTAGTATTATCAAGCCCGGAAAAGCAAAGATTGTTACGCTTCCTAATGGCTACAAAGACCCCAACGATATGCTTAACAAAGGTAAACATCAAGACTTTACAAGAGCTTGGTGGGATGCACAGGTTTATACACCTAGTGGTATCATCAGGGTATCAGAGAAACAAAATGATTTCTTAAACAGAGAACGTAAACAAAGCGTACCTTATCCTTGGGAAGGTCTTAACAAGAAGCTCTTAGGTCTTAGAGCAGGTGAGCTTGTAACACTTACAGGTGGAACAGGACTCGGTAAGTCTAGTATCACAAGAGAACTTGAGCATTGGCTTATCAATCAGACAGATGATAACGTGGGTATCATAGCACTTGAAGAGGATTGGAAACGTACAGTTGATGGTATACTTTCTATCGAAGCAAGTGACAAACTATTTATTGATAGTGTACGTGATGAATATGGAGAGTCTAAATTAATACACATGTTTGATAAAGTGTTTGGCAACGATAGAGTATTTATACATGCCCACTTTGGAGCCAATGATATTGATGCTATTTTTGCAAAGCTTAGATACTTGATTGTTGGTTGTGATTGTAAATGGGTAGTAGTAGACCACTTACACATGCTTGTAAGTTCTATGTTGGATGGTGATGAACGTAAAGCTATTGACAGTATTATGCACAGACTACGTAGCATGGTAGAAGAAACAGGTGCAGGTATAATACTTGTATCACACTTACGTAGAATCGAAGGTAACAAAGGACATGAGAACGGTATTAGTGTAAGCTTATCACATCTACGTGGTTCAAATAGTATTGCACAACTTTCTGATTCTGTTATAGCTCTTGAAAGAAATCAACAATCAGATGATGATTTAGAATCACGAACAACAAAATTACGTATCCTTAAATCAAGATATACAGGTGATGTAGGTATGGCTTGTTCATTAGTATACGATAAAGAAACAGGTAGACTGTCAGAGTATGAGGACTTAGAAATACTTAACTCTAAAGAAGAAGATGTCATACCTTTTTAGGAGAAACATATGCAATTAGTATTTGATATTGAAACAGACGGATTAAATCCTTCAGTTATATGGTGTCTTGTAGCTCAAGATGAGCATGGAAAGTTTTATCATTTCTACGAAGATACTTTACAAGAAGGCATAGAGTTTTTACAAAAAGCAGATAGGCTTATAGGTCACAACATATTAGGTTATGATATACCTGTAATTAAAAAACTTACCGGCATAGATTTATACAATGCTGATAAAGTTGTTGATACACTTGTGCTATCTAGACTACTGAATCCTACAAGAGAAGGTGGTCATAGTATAGCTAAGTGGGGTTATAAACTTGGGTTACCTAAGAAAGATTCTCCTGAATGGTCAGCATTTACAAAAGAAATGTTATCATATTGTGAAAGAGATGTTGAAATAAATTATAAATTATTTAATTATTTAAGAAAAGAATCTATTGGTTTTTCAAAAGAATGTATAAATTTAGAACATAAAGTTACATATATTTTAGAACAACAAAAACAAAATGGATTTTTATTTGATGAGAAGGAAGCAATGCTTTTGACATCAGAACTATCATCTAAATTAAAAGAAACAGAAGATAAAGTACACGAAACATTTAAACCAATTTGGATAGATGACAAAATGGTTACGCCTAAATTAAAAAAAGATGGTAAACTTTCTAAACAGGGATTGACAGAACAAGAGTACTCTGATATAATAGATGGTACGCTTGAACAAAAACCTTTCATGCGTAAGACTTTACAAGAGTTTAATCTAGGTTCTAGAAAACAAATCGGACAAAGATTACAAGAGCTTGGTTGGAAGCCTAATAAATTTACACCAACAGGACAAGCTATTGTAGATGAGAATACTCTTAAAAAGATTTCTCACATAAAAGAAGCACAACTTATCGCAGACTTTCTTTTATATCAGAAAAGACTAGCTCAAGTACACTCATGGATAGAAGCTGTAGAAAAAGACAATAGAGTACACGGTTCTGTTATATGTACTGGTGCTATAACTGGTCGTATGGCTCATAGAAATCCTAACATGGCTCAAGTACCTGCTGTTTACAGTCCTTATGGTAAAGAATGTAGGTCATGTTGGATAGTACCAAAAGGTTACAAGCTTGTAGGTATAGATGCAAGTGGTTTAGAACTAAGAATGTTAGCACACTATATGGCTGACGAGGAGTATGTAAATGAAATTATCAACGGAGACATTCACACAGCTAACCAACAGTTTGCTGGACTTAAATCAAGAGATGAGGCAAAAACTTTCATCTATGCACTCATTTACGGAGCCGGAGATGAAAAAATTGGAAGCATCATTAAAGGAAATAGAAACGATGGTAAGCGATTGCGAGAACGGTTTCTTACTGGTCTACCAGCACTTAGAACTCTTAAGGAACGAGTTGATAGAGCTGCAGAAAAGGGCTATCTCAAAGGGTTAGATGGTCGTAAGATATTACTAAGGCATAAACATGCTGCACTTAACACCTTATTACAAGGTGGAGGTGCTATCGTGATGAAAAAAGCCTTAGTTATCTTAGAAGAAAGCATACGACTTAATACTTTAGATGCTAAGTTTGTAGCAAACATACACGATGAATGGCAGATACAAGTTCTTGAAAGTCAGGCAGACTTTGTAGGAAGACTAGGCGTAGAAGCCATAGAAAAAGCAGGACAACATTACAACATGAGATGTCCTTTAACAGGCGAATATAAAATAGGAGACAGCTGGTATGAAACCCATTAAAAATACAAGTAGAAAAGGAGATTTCGCAGAATACTATGCTGTAACTTGGTTATGGGATAATGGTTACGAAGTTTTTCAAAATGCAGGTTGTTCAGGACCTGTAGATTTAATTGCATTAAAAGATAATGAAACAATTTTAATAGATGTAAAAACTTTATATGCAAGAGGAGGAGATAGGATAACAGATTGGGAAGCAGGTACAAATTTAGCACCTTCTCATAAAAGAACAAAGAAACAAATAAAAATGGGAGTTCAATTATTAACTTTTAATCCTCATACTAGAGAATTAAAATTTGTGGAGCATGTAAAATGAAACCAATAAAAGAAGACAGAAAAAAGTTTGACATTGATTTAACTTATGGTACAATTAGAGAAGAAAAAATAGCAGACATGCTTACCAATAAAAAAATAGAAGTTAAATCTGAAAAAGATTTATGGCAAAATACAGGAAACATTTGTGTAGAATATGAATCCTATGGTAAACCTTCAGGTATCAGAGCAACTGAATCTGATTACTGGTTTCATAATCTATGTGTTGGTGATAATGAATTTTGTACATTAGTTTTTAAAACAGATGTACTTAAAACTATCGTAGATAAACTAGACACATTTAGAACTGTAAGTGGCGGAGACCATAAAGCAAGTAAGATGTTTCTTGTCAACTTACAAAAACTATTCTCATCGGATGTAATTAAAGCATTCAAGGATTCAGAAAATGAAAAAGAAAAAATTAAGTAATTTAGTACCGGATATTTATGCCTTACTGGATTCACTTACAGAAGGTAATGAATTAAATATTTCGGAAGAAACATACGAAGAGTTTGGTAAAGAGATGGCTGATGCTTTAAGACATTGGGCTACTCCTCAAGATAGAACACAAAAAGAAATGTTGAGGATGTCTAACATAGGTAAACCTGAAAGACGTTTATGGTTTGATGCTCATACTAAAACAGAAACCACAGAAAAATTAGAGCCGAACATACAGATTAAGTTTTTATATGGACACTTACTTGAAGTATTACTCTTGTTCTTTGTTAAACTTTCTGGACATAAACTTACAGACATGCAAAAAGAAATTACTGTAAATGGTATTAAAGGACACATGGACTGTAAGATTGACGGTGAAGTTGTCGATGTAAAGACTGCATCAGGATATGCATTTAAGAAATTTAAAGAAGGAACATTAAGTGAAGATGATTCCTTTGGTTATCTTGCACAACTTGCAGGGTATGAAGAAGCAGAAGGTACAAGTAAAGGTGGCTTCTTAGTTATGAATAAAGAAACAGGAGAGCTTTGTACTTACATACCTGACGATATGGAAAAACCAAACATCGTTTCTAAAATAGATAATGTAAAAGAAATTATTGTAAAGAATGAACCACCTGAGTTTTGTTATCAGGATATACCTGAAGGTGTTTCAGGGAACATGAAGCTATCTAAAAACTGTGGTTGGTGTCCTCATAAAATAGAATGTCATAAAGATTCTAACGATGGGCAAGGCTTAAGAGTATTTAACTATGCTAAAGGTCCTGTATATTTTACAAAGATTGTTAAAGAACCAAAGGTTGAGGAAATAAAATTATGAATCAAAGGAAAGCAAAACAAGTTCGTAAACTTTCAAAAGAGTTTGTTGTTGAATGGTTAAAGAGTATGCTTGTAGAAGAAGAACAAAAGAAAGTAAACGTAGATAACTTTCAAAACTATTTACCTGAAGAGAGTCACTTCTACGCTAACAGAAAACTTATGGTTTCGGCATACACACCAAGATGGTTTGCACAAAAGATTAAAAAAGTTAAGAAAGATATTAAAGATATTAGTTACTCGGATGTAATCTAATGGTCGGTTATAGAAAACCTAGGAAGGTTAGACCTAAAGAAAAAGATGTACCTAAAGGATATGATTCAAAATGGGAACATACTTTACACACGACAATTTTACAAGACTGGAATCATCACACTAGTAAAGTTCCTTATGTAGTTGAACATAACTATGAGCCTGACTTTGTA